GAGGAGCACCCCGACGCGGCGCACCTGGCGCTGATCGTTTAGCGTGACGGGGAGTCGGTGTCCACCGGCACCAACCGGCTGACCGCCACCTACGTGCCCAACATGCTGCCCAACCGGCTGGACCGCGGGAGCAACCAGGGCCGCAGTGACCTGCAGGGCGTGACCCCGTTCCTGGACGCCCTGGATGAGGCGTACTCCAGCTGGTGGCGGGACATCCGTCTGGCCAAGTCGCGGGTGTTCCTGCCGTCGCAGTACCTGGAGTCCAACGGGCCCGGGCAGGGTGCACACGTCACCGCTGACCGTGAGCTGTACGTGCCGATGAACACCCTGGCGCGGGACGTGACGGGGCTGGGCATCCAGGTGGAGCAGTTCACCATCCGGGTGGCCGAGCACAAGGACACGTGCGAGGCATGGACCAAGACCATTATCGAGTCGGCCGGCTACTCCACCCAGTCGCTGTCCAGCGACACGGGCGGGGCGGTGACGGCCACCGAGGTGCACTCCCATGAGCGCCGCTCGTACACCACCCGCGGGAAAAAGGTCCGGTACTGGAAGGCCGCTGTTCTCGACCACCTGCAGACGGTGGTGGAGGTGGCGAACGCCAACCTGGGGGCCGGCATCACCCCGGGGGTCATCTCCCTGGAGTTCCCCGAGGGGGTGCAGGACTCGGTCCTGTCGGTGGCGCAGACCGCGCTGGCGCTCCGCAACGCCGAGGCGGCGTCCACTGAGACCCGCGTGCAGATGGTTCACCCGGACTGGAACCAGGACCAGGTGGCCGAGGAGGTGTCACGCATCCTCAGCGAGAACAGCGCGGGGGGCGGTATCCTGCCCGACCCGCAGCAGCTCGCTGACGCGGGGCTGTGACCGAGGCGTACCCGGAGGACCGCTGGGAACCGCCCACCATCCCTGACGTGGTGGTGGGCTCCAGCGGCCCCGAGAGCACCGTGTGCGACCCGCCCGACGGAATGCCGGACGCCTGGCCGCTGTTGGGGTTCAGACTGACCGAGGAGTGACCCAGTGCCTGTGTCCCGCGTGACCGCCGAGGGTCTGACCGAGCGCACCATGCAGCTGTACTCCGCTGCCGAGCAGCGACTCATGCAGCTCATCAGTGACCGGATGCGCAAGGGGCTGGACGCGCCGCGGTGGGCTGAGGACAAGCTGGCTGAGCTCCAGCAGGTCCGCGCCGAGGCCCGGGCCGTCATGGCCAGGGTGGAGCGTGAGGCGCTGGCCGCCAACGCGGACGCCTACGCGCGCGCGTACCGGCGCGGCATGTCGGCCGCGGAGGGCGAGCTGTCAGACCTGGGCATCGACGCCGGGGAAGCGGGCAACGTGTCCCGCGCCATCGCCCGGCTAGCACAGGCCGATGAGGGCCGGCTGGCCGGGGTGTCCCTGCGGGTGGTGCGCGCCACCGCGGACGCCTACCGGGCCGCCGTGGTCCGCGCATCGGCGGGCACCCTGCTGGGTGCCACCACGCGGCTGCAGGACGCCCAGCTGGCGCTGAACCAGTTGGCCGCCCAGGGCATCACCGCTTTCACAGACACGGCCGGCCGCAACTGGTCCCTGCCGTCGTATGTGGAGATGGCGACCCGCACCACCACCGCACAGGCCGCGGTGCTCGGTCACCTGGACCGACTGGAGGCCGGCGGCATCCCGCTGGTGATCGTGTCGGACTCCCCCAACGAGTGCGAGCTGTGCGCCCCGTGGGAGGGCAAGGTGCTGTCCCGGGGCCCGGTGGGTGCGCTGCAACGCAACGCCCTGACCGGGGCCATGGAGGCGGTGCCCATCGACGGCACCGTGGACGAGGCCACCGCGGACGGGCTGTTCCACCCCAACTGCACCCACAACCTGTCGGGATACATCCACGGGGTCACGCAGCGCGGCCAGGCCACGAGCAACCCGGAGGGGTACGCGGACAGGCAGCGGCAGCGTGAGCTGGAGCGGCGGGCCCGGGAGGCGAAGCGCCGGCAGTCGGTGGCCATCTCCCCGGAGGCGAAGACACGCGCAGACGCGCGGGTGCGTGAGGTGAACGGCCAACTGGCTGAGCATTCGGCTGCGACGGGTCAGCCGCGGAAGCGGAACCGGGAGACCCCCGGCAAGGCCCGCTAGGCCCGACGTTCGGGCGGGCTGCCCCTCTCTGCCCAGTGGCGCACCCAGCCGCCTGCCGTGTCGAACCCGCGCAGATACTCAGGGCTGTAGTCGTATCCCGGTCGTCCAGCCAAGCGCAGGGCGTTTCGGTGCGCTTCGGTGAACCACTCGGCACAGGCGGTCAGCGTGTCCCGCACGCCGTCCTCATAGGTGCGCTCGGTCTCGGTCTCCATGGCAAGAGTCTAGCGGATTGCGAACTGTCACGCTAGTGCTTGCGAAGTTCGCGCGCAATGTCGTATCGTGCGTGACACGGTGGCATCAGTGCCACACACGCGCGCCCACGTGCGCGTACAGAACCCACGGGCCCGCCAGGTGCGGGCCTTTCGCATGTCCCCAGGAGGGCCAGCAACCATGCAGAACACCAGCGGCAACCACCTGACCACCGAGGCCCGCGCGGCCCTTGACGCTGGCGACGTGGACGCGCTGCTGGCGCTGTCTCGTGCCCGGTACGCCGGGTGGTTCATGGAGGCAGACGGCGGTGACGGTGGCGACACCGGAGCCGAGGGCGACCAGGGAGCAGCCGGCGAGGACGCTGGGGGCGACCAGGGAGACCAGAACGACGACAAAGCCGGCGAGGACGCGCGCATTCAGCGCGCCAACCGTGAGGCCGCGAAGTACCGCACCGAGCGCAACGAGCTGCAGACCAAGGTGGGCTCCCTGGAGGAGACCCTGCAGAAGCTCGCCGCTGTGCTCAACCCCGACGCCAGCAAGGACGCCGACCCGGCAAAGCAGCTGGCCGAGGTGACCACCACCGCACAGTCCCTCCAGGCCGAGAACGCTGGCCTGAAGGCTGAGCTGCTGGTGCACACCATCGCTGGCAAGCACGGCGGCAACCCCGTTGCCCTGCTTGACTCCCGCGGTTTCGTCACCGCGCTGCACGGGCTGGACCCGTCGGCCGGCGACTACGCCGAGAAGGTGGCTGCGGCCATCACCGAGGCAGTCAAGAACAGCCCCTCTCTCGCTGCCGTCCAGGGGTCGGCCAGCGGTGGCGCGGAGCTGGACGCGCAGAAGCGCGAGAACGCCAACAAGCAGCGGCCCACGTCGCTGGGTGCGGCCATCGGTGGCCGCTACGCCAGCAACTGAGCCCATCCACCACTGACCGAAAGGACAGCCCACCGTGGCTATCACCCTCGCGGACGCGCAGCAGAACTGCGCCGATGACGTCGATTACGCCGTCATCGATGAATTCCGCAAGAACGACTTTCTGCTGGACTCCCTCACCTTCGATGACGCCGTGGTTCCCGGCGTCGGTGGGGCCACCCTGAGCTACGGGTACACCCGTCTCGTCACCGAGCGCGCGGCCCAGACCCGTGACTACAACGCTGAGGTGGACTACACCCCGAAGGCGACCCGCACCAAGGTGTCGGTGGACCTGGTGCCGTTCGGTGCCGGCTTCACCGTGGATCGCGTGCTGGGCAACCTGGGCCCGGCGGCCACCAATGAGGTGAACTTCCAGATGGCGCAGGCCATCAAGTCCACCCGGGCGAAGGTCGCTGACTCCATCATCGACGGCGCGTCCAACTCTGACTCCTCGTTTGAGGGTCTGGACGCCATCCTCACGGGCAGCTCTACCGAGGTGAACGGCGGCGTGCCGGGCACCGACGTGCTGACCGTCACGGACTGGCGGGCGTCGGCCATCACCACGGCCGCCGCGGCGCACACCGCCATCGACGCGCTGGACAACCTCCTGTCGCTGCTGGATGGCGAGCCGGGCGCGATCCTCACTAACCGGCAGGGCCGGCTCCGTCTCCGCAGCATCGCGCGGGTGGCGGGCTACCTGACCCAGACGGAGGACAAGTTCGGCGCGCAGATCGACTCGTACGCCGGGATCCCGATTGTGGACCTGGGTGCGCGGTCGGCCAGTTCGAACCCCATCATCCCGATCAGCACCAAGGACGTGGACGGCGCTGGCGCCGGCGCGTCGGTGTCGGGCCTGACCGACTTCTACGTCGTGCGGTTCGGCCTGGACGGCTTCCACGGTGTCGCCACCCAGGGTAGCCAGATCGTGAACACCTACCTGCCCGACTTCAGCACCCAGGGTGCGGTGAAGAAGGGTGAGGTGGAGATGGGCCCGGTTGCCGTGGCCCTGAAGGCCACCAAGGCCGCCGCGGTTCTCCGCAACGTCCGCATCAGCTGACGTAAGGGTGGCCCCTGCTGAACACATCGGCAGGGGCCACCCTCCCCCAGCTTCAGAGCCCCACACGTAGGGAGACCTGCACGTGAAGATCATCAGCCACGCCGCCCTGACTGGCCAGGTCGGCTCCGTGGAGTTCGTCAAGGGCGTGGGCCACACCGAGGACGAGCACATGCTGTCGTACTTCGGTGAGCGGCCCACGGAGTACGACGTGCTGCCCGAGGACGAGCCCGCCGCGGAGGCCACGCCGGCCGAGCCCCCGTCGTACGACGATCTGACCGACGAGCAGGTGGCCGAGGCGTACGCGCTGCGTGTCCCCGAGGGGAACGCCACCAGCCGCCGCGGCCAGGTCAAGGTGCTGCGCGCGCACGACGCCGCAGCCGCCGAGCTGTTCCAGAACTGACCCGAGGAGACGGCCATGCGCGTGTACGCACTGAGCACGGACGCCTGGCCGACCGACCCGCCGGCAAACGCGGACCTGCTGCTGCGCACCGCTTCGCGTGTCGTGGATGAGCTGCTGATCGGCCGCGTGTACGACGTGGACAGCGACGGCCTGCCCACCGACACCGACGTGGCTCAGGCTCTGCAGGACGCCACGGTGTCCATCGCGTTGGAGCTAGAGGCCACCGGGGTGCTGGCTGCCGGGTCCTCCCAGGCGTGGAACTCCGTCAGCATCGCCACGGTGTCCCTGTCTGGCCGCGAGCCGGCCGAGGGCTCCACCGTCGTGCTGGGCCTCCCCGTCCCCGCTGCCGCCATCGTGGCGCTGGTGGACGTTGGCACCGTATGGGTGTGTTCGGAGTGAACATCCCGGCGGCCCTGCTGGTGCACTCGGTGACCGTGACCCCGAAGTCCGGCGAGTCCTCCACCGGTGTCCTGTACGGGACCCCGTTCGCCCTGGGCTGCTTCCGGTCGGGCAAGCGCCGGCTGGTCCGCAACGCCGAGGGCAACCAAGTGCTGTCCACCCTGACCCTGGTGGCCGCTCCCGGGCAGGCCGAGGCCATCCCCCCCGGCTCCCTGGTCACGTTCGATGGCCACACCACCACGGTGGTGGCTGCGATCAACCAGGACAGCGGCGGCCTGGGCGCACCCGATCACACCGAGGTGCAGTGCGAGTGAAGGTCATCAACCATATCGACGTGGCCGGCGCTGCCGACAAGATCAGGGAAGCCGCCGGGCCGGCCATCGGGCTGGCTGTTGAGGCGTGGCTCACCGACGCCAACGAGCACGTGCCCCACGATGAGGGCACCCTGGAGCGCAGCGGAGAGTCCTCGGTGGATGAGGGCCAGCTGCGCGGCGCGGTCTCCTATGACACGCCGTACGCGGTCAGGCAGCACGAGGACTTGACCCTGCAGCACCAGGGCAAGGGTGAGCCGAAGTGGCTGGAGAACACCGGCACACAGAACGGCGGCAAGTACGCCCAGGTGATTGCCACCGCCATCAAGAGTGAGGTGGAACGGTGACCGCTCCCACAGTCGTGGACGGCATGGCCCGCCTGTTGGCCACCACCGTCAACACCCTGGTGCTGGACCCGGACACGGACACCCTGTGGGCCTACGCCCCAGACACCGAGCTGCCCGCCGGCAAGGTCCCGGTAACCATCTCCGGTCTACCGGCGGCCGACCCTGCCGGCGGTGGCGCAGCGGTGACACTCGCCCCCTATGCGGGCCCGGAGCCGAACACCCGCGACGGCGAGGAGTACCCCCGTCTGCAGGTGCGTGTCCGGCATGAGAACCCGCTGGCCGCCATGGACCTGGACCGGGTGGCGTACGACGCTCTGGCCACCGTGCTGGTGTCGTTCGGGACCGCCGAACCGGTGGAGCTTCCCGTGGCCGCCGGCCAGACCACTACCTATCTGCTGACGGACTGCTACGCGCTGCAGTCCGACGCCCAGCCCCTTGGCCGCGACGAGTCCGGCCGGTGGGAGTACGTGCGGAACTACCAGCTGACCACCGAGCGCGCACCCGCGGCCTGACCCGGCCACCATCCGAGAGAGAGAACCACATGAAGCTCAACGCACGTGACTGGGTTTTCCAGGCATGCGAGGACCCCAGCGCCGTGACCCCGGTGTGGGCGACGGTGGGCGGCCTGGAGTCGTTCACCGTGTCCAACTCTGAGGGTGAGGAGTCCGTGGACACCACGGACTTCGACTCCCAGGGCATCGCGGAGTCGCAGGCCATGCAGCGCGGCGCGTCGTGCCAGCTGGAAGGCAAGATCAAGCGCGCCAGCGACGGCACCACCCCGGACGCCGGGCAGGCTGCCTGTGACGCCATCGCGGCGCAGGTGGGTGAGGAGTCGCTGGCCGGCTTCCGCT